GTTCATCCAACTTCATCCAAAATCACCTCGTCCGCCGGCTTTTCGGGGCATGTTTCCCGAACATCAATCAAAAACACCCCTCTACCTGCGGTTATTCCAGATCGGAATATCGGGGAGAGAGGAAGAAGGCACACGCGGATGGTAGTCCGCTAAACCCGCAGGTAGATCGCTTACCGCCCCTCCCCCTCAGTCTGCAGTCCACTTGCGGCTCAGCACCCCCAGGCTCACGGGCGGCTCGCCGTTGCCTCGTCTCGAGTTGCACGCGAAATGCGCGGGCTCGAAGTTCGCCGGGTCTTCCTGCAGGTCGGGTCGCTTGCTCACGGGCACGCGGTGGTCCAGCGTCAGCGAGTCGGCGGTCGTGCCGGGGTCAGCCGAGTAGTCGATGGGCTGACCGCACAGCCAGCACACCGGGCGCTCGGCCTGGCACCTGGCGAAGAACTCCGCCTTGAGCCTGTGGAACCTGCGCGTCTGCACGCGGCCCGCGCTGTTTCCTCCCATTGCCTGTGTCCCTTCTCCCGTTACTTCTCTGTGCCAATGGTCGCGGTGCCGTCCCCCGAATCGAAGCCGATGCACTCCACGCGGACATAGATCCCCTGCGGGTCCGACCATCCCTTGGTCAGGTCGTGCGAGCAGATGAGCGAGTCGTCGCGTATCACCCCGCATCTGGTCAGACAGTCCTCGAGCGTCTTCAGCAGGTTGCTGGTGTCCGGCTTCACGAGGTGCGGCTCGCCCTGCCGGTGGTTGCCGGTCACGTGGAAGCACCACGTCACGTGCAGCCTCAGCGCACCGCCGAGCGGCTTGTCCGGCACGCCGGCGGCGATGATGCGGGAGATGATCCTGTCCTCGGCCTCCTTCAGCTCGTCGGACTTGCGGATGCCGAGCTTGCTCTTGCGCCTGAACGGGATGAGGGCGTTGTGCGTGACGGTGGGCACGGCCATGGCGAGAAACGCCGACCACTCCCCCGCCATCAGCACAGCCCCCTGATTTGCGCGAGCACGGCCAGACAGCCCCACAGGATGAGCAGCAGCCCGAGCGCGACCAGTGCCAGCGCGACCAGATAGCCGACGAATGTCCATGGGTCGAATTTCATACGAACCCCTCTCGTTTGATTCAGTTGTCGAAAAATTTGGAAAGCGGCGAAACGCGGAATTCCCGTTTACACCGCGGGGGTGTGTACAGACCGTTAGCCACCCGCGTACGAGTGCGGGCGCGGCTTTAGCCCGCACGCACGTGTCTGTACTCACCCTTGGGTGTAGGGTACAAACCCCTATTACGTAGTAATAGGTTTGTACCCCTGTTTTTGTACCCCTACAAACCTGTAATACCTAGGGTTTGTACCCCGTGGGTTATATAAATCAGAACCTAGTCCGAAAGGTCGATTTCTCCGTCGAAATCAAGCGCCTGATTGTTCTTGTCATAGAGCAAATCGGTGCCTTCCTTTACTCGGAACGGGCTCCATTTTGCGTTGTTTCCAGTTGCGTATTTAAGCGCCCTCATATCAAAAAGCTTGCCCCTGAACTCGACCTCACCGATTCGCTCGAGCACATTACTTCTTGTCGGCTCAACCCCGTCCTCGGCGCACTGTTCCATGGCCTCACGGATCAGGCTCACCTTCTGCTGCTGCTCAGATTTGAAGGTTTTCTGTGATGCTTCCCTTCCCTTGGAGCGGCTAGCCCTCGGGTCGTACTCGCCCTCGCATTTCAGGTCCGCCAAGGCACCCGTCTCATCCGGCAGGTGCACCGGGTACTCGAACCACAGGTTCTTGGGCTTGAAGCTGCGGAACTCGCGGAGCGTGCCCTCGATGCGCCACGCAGCCCAGCCGCGCGATGATTCCTGCAAGCTCTCGTGGATGGATTCCAGCTCGCGGCGTAGCTCGATGGGCGCGCCGTTCGTCTGCTCGTTCGCCCACTTCTGCAAATCGTCAGCCGAGTCGATGCCGACGAACCTCTCATCCGAGCGCCATCCCGGCAAGAACTTGTCGAAAGCGGCCCAGATCGCGTGCTGCCTGCGCCAGTCGTAGTGCGCCTTGGTGCACTCGTCCGTCAGCTCCAGCGCGGTCATGTCCAGCAGTGCGTCCGGGTCTCGCGCGAACACGCCCGAGCCGGACGCGCGGTCCATGGAGCGTTTCTGTCCCTGCAGGCCCTTGGAATGGTGGTGGCAGTAGATGACGGCGCAGCCGACCTGCTGGGCGACCTTGTCGAACTGGTTGCAGAACGCGGCCATCTGGTCTGCGCTGTTCTCGTCTCCCGTGATGACCTTGTAGATCGGGTCGATCACCACGGCGATGGGGCGCGTCTTGAGCGCCCGGCGGATAAGCGACGGAGCCAGCCTGTCCATCGGCACGGAGCGCCCTCGCAGGTTCCAGATGTCGATGTTCCCCACATTCTTGGGCGCATAGCCGAGCGCCCCGTACACGTCCTTGAAGCGGTGCAGGCAGCTCGCGGAATCCAGCTCGAGGTTGACGTAGAGCACCCTGCCCTGTGCGCATTCCCAGCCGAACCACGGCTTGCCCTCGGCGAGCGACACGCACAGTTCGATGAGAGCGAACGACTTGCCCGCCTTGGACGGCCCCGCGAGCAGCATCTTGTGGCCTTGACGGAGAACGCCGTCGATGAGCGGCGGCGCGAGCTCGGGCATGTCATCCCATTCGGATGCCAGATTCTCGGGGTCGGGCAGGTCGTCGGTGGTCTCCTGCATCCAGTCCCACCATTCCGACCACGATGCCTTGCCGCACGGGCCGCTCACCAAACGCTGCCGCTCGCCCGAGCGCATGGCACCGGGCATCCTCGACAGGCGGCTCGGGTTCTTGTTCTGGGTGTCGGGGTCGAGTCCGTTCTTGCGGCAAACGTCGTACAGCCGCATGACGCGATCGCGGTACTCGTTGTAATCGCGCGCATCGACCTTCACCACGGCGTGCAGGCTCTTCTTGCCTGAGTCGACGATCGCGGCGCACGGCAGCTGAAGCTCCTGCATGAGCGCCAGCTGCTTCTCCTTGGCGAGCGTGTCGGATTCGACCAGCGCGTACTTGAACTCGGAGACGTTCGCGTTGCCGACGCCCTTGCCGTCCAGCGGGTTGATCCGGATCCATGCGCCGGCGCGGTCGTCGTAGGCACCCAAAGCCTGCTCGATTGAGCCGTACTTCTTCAGGTCGCGCATGAGGTCGCCGGCGGTGCGCGAGTAGCACCCCTTCGATTTGGGGAGCCATTTGCCCTCGCGGTCCCAGCTCTCGCACACGTAGCCGACCACATCATCCTCGTCGAACAGGTGGCCGAGGTACTCGACGAGCTCCTCGGGACCGGTCTTGTCGGTCTCGGGCAGCTCGACCGGCTCAACCCATGACGGGTCGATGAGCGCGGTCGAGATCTCGCCGTCCCACGACAGCGCCTCGCCCATTCCCTGGGACGCACGCGGCGGGACCCACCCTCGCTCGGTCGCCATCTTTGCGAGCGTGCCCGACTTCACCCTGGTCTGCCCCGAGCCGAATCCGCGCCACTTTCGCTCGCACTCGCCCTCGTGGTACCTGCCTGCGTCCCTGCGGCTCCATTCGTCCCACGCATCGAGCGGAAGCCCGCTCTCGTGGAGCGCCATGCCGACGTCCAGCCATTCCTGGTAGTTGAGTGTGGACGGGTCGATTGCCGAGAGCGCGTCCAGAAGGTCGCTATGGTCTTCCATCAGCCTTTCTCCTTTCTGTAGTTCTTCTTGCGACACTTTGGACAGTACTTCCCCCGTGCGCTCAGCTTCTCGAACGTCGCGCCGCATTTGGCGCACACGGCGATGCCGTAGCTGCGCCGCGCCTTGCGCCCCGAGTCAAGGCACTCGCGGCAGGTTCGCTGCGCCTTGTACTGCGGCCTGTAGGTCTTTCCGCAGCACGGGCACTTGCGCGGCCTCAGCTCGGCGGTCACGATCGCCTCGTTCAGTCTCGCCATGGAGACGGCGGTGCGCAGCGACTCGGCATCGTGATAGGGAATGTTGTGCCTGTTGATGTAGAGACGCTGCGCCTGATGTTCGCCAGTTTTGCCTCGTCCTTGACGTAGTCGGTCAGCTTCTTGCCCTTGTTGGGCGGTATGGTGCCCGGCGCGAACCTGCCGCCGAACGTGCCCTGCTTCAGACTCAGCGTCGATTCGCGGTCTTTGAGCTGTGTGACCCTCAACCTTATATCGAACCTTTTCTTGAACTCGTCGATGATCTCGCCCTGGCCGTGACCGGGGACGAATTCCCGCAGGAACTCGTCATACTCCGGGTGCTCGAGCCAGCGGACGGTGGTGCTCATCAGCTTCACGCCGTGCTTCGAGATGTAGCATTGCGCGGTCTGGCGCTTCGGCTGGTAGCCGAAGGCGCACTCGAATGAGGCGAGGAGATCGTCCCATGAGCGGAATCGCGGGGCCATGTCGAGAAGCCACGCATGTTCCGCCTTCGTCATGACCCTGCTCATCGCTCTTACGACTTCAGCATCGCGGGGACGCTCGCGAGCTTCGCGCCGGCCATTTCGGAACGTGCGCGGATGATGCCAACGGCGGTGTTGGCATTCTCGATGGCGCGCGCACCCACATCGGAGACTGCCTTCGCGCGGTTGATCTCGCGCTCGATTGCCTCGTCGTCGGCATTGATGTCGAGCGCCATCAGGTTGTCCAGTTCCTCGAAGAAGATGCCCTGGAGTGCGCTCAAGTCGGTCGAGCGCACGGTCTCGTGTCCTGCCATCTGTCTTGTCCTTTCCCTCTCTTTTGCGAGCTCATCGGTCTTCAACGCTCTTGCCGGCGACGATGTTGTCGGCCTTCATCTGCGATTTCAGGTGCGGCTTGATCTCCTTGCGCAGCTTGTACAGGCAGTCGATTGCCTTGTCGATGTCCTCGAGGGTCTTGCCCTTGACCATGCACCTCCACACGTACTTGAAGGCACAGCACCACCACCAGACCGCCATGGTGCAGTACGGCGCCGTGGCAGCAGGCCATCTGCCGAGTGCCGCCTTCATGGCACGGGAGCACGTGATGAATCCATCGCCCCTGTAGTGCTCGGGACAGCCGGCATCCCTCGTCATCGTTATCTCTTTCTCAGTCATGTCGACCCCCATCACCTGGCACATCAGCGGTCCTCCCTGTCCAGACCGAAGCACTCTGCTATCGCGGAGACGCGCCTCTCGAATTCGACCACGGCTTCATCGGCCAGATCGGGACCGATTTTCGTCCAAAGCCACGTGCTCATGCCCTCCAAGAAGCCGACAGCGCGTGCGGCCTCCATCAGCTTCTTCTGGGTCAGTCTGTCAGCGCCGTCCATCGTCATCCTCCTTCGGTTCCCAGAAGTTGCACGTGTTGCACGGCTGGCACACATGCGGTATGTCGCGCTGGTCTCGCCGGCACGTCAGATAGTCAATCTTGACCTCGTAGACCTTGACGGTGAACGGGTCTCTCGCGAAGCGGCACGTGGCGCAGTGCTTTCCCACCTGATCTGCCATCACATCGCCCCCGTGCTGCCGTAGCCGTCCTCGCCGCGCGAGCTTTCCGGCAGGCTGTCGCAGGTCATGAACGCGGCGTTGACGAACGGCAGGAACACCAGCTGGGCGATTCGCTCCAGCGGGTAGACCGTATACGGCTCATCGCTCAGGTTCACCAGCTTGCAGCGAATCTCGCCGCGGTAGCCGGGGTCGATGATTCCCGGCGCGTTTGCCAACGTAATGCCGTGGTTGCAGCTGAGTCCCGAGCGCGGTGCCTGGAGCGCGAACATGCCCTCCGGCATCGCCAGATGCACTCCCGTGCCGACCCAAACCGATTTCCAAGGTGCGATGGTGATCGGGTTTGGGATGTTTGCCTTGAGGTCGCATCCGGCATCCTCAACGCCATGGGCGTAGATTGGTTTCAGCTTGAGGCCGTCAAACTGGGCTTGGATTACTTGAATGTTGGATGAGAACTTCATTTAATCTTCCTCACTTACGACGATGCCGCCTTGGATAATCACGCGCTTGCCTTGGGCGTCGTCAAAGAAAACCTCTTGGTCGTTCGATTCGATGTCGAACTTGCCGTGCCAGCTCTTGATCTCCTTGCCCGTGTTGTCGTAGAGCGTGACGGTACGGTTGATTCCACCGCTGAAATCGCTGCTCACGCTCTTGACCGAACGGCTGCACGACGAACATCCAGCCAGACCGCAGACAATCACGATAGCCAGGACGGATACGACAAGGGCCGCGACGAACGCGACCCTACGCTTGGTGATATTCATTTGTTTGGTTCCTTTCTATTGAGGGAAACAATTGTTCCGGCCTTTCCAGCTAGAGGTATCTCACCTTTATCCCAAGGCGCTCGCAGATGGTCTCGAATGCCTCCTGCGGTTCTAAGCCGCAGACGGTGGCGCACTCGCTCCAGCTGGTCACGCAGCCCTTCTTGCCGTTGTAGCGGAAGGCCATGCACTCGGAATCCAGCCTGAGGAACCCTCAGTCGCGCTTCACACTCCATTCGATATAGTCGATGTAGTAGCCCATCTTGTGTTCATCCAGCAGATACCAAGTGGTGTGCCTGCCGATATTGTTTGTCCAGACGCTCTTCTGCGTCAGCTTGTAGACGTCACTCATTTTTTCGGCCACACTCTCTTGCCGCATTGGGGGCAGAAGTTCCACGTGCCGCTCACGTGGTAGTGTTCCTCATCCTCGACCTTGCAGCCACAAACGGAGCACTCGAATCCGTTGTCACATGCGCCGCATTCGCTTTCGTCGTAGACGTTGTAGCAGACGCCGTGGTCGATGAGGTCTGCGATTCGGCGCATCACGGTGCGCCAGTCAGTAGCCGGTGCCTTGGTGATCCTGGCGAGCGCACGCTGGAACGACTCGCTGCCGAGCGTGTCCGCCGCGGTGTATCTCAAATCAGAAGAGATCTTGTTCAGTTCTTCGGTAGTCATCGCTTGATCTCCTCCCCGCATTTCGGGCAATGAACCGGTTCGTAAGCCAGCATGTTATCGGAGCCAATTTGCCCCCAGAGCCGCCCGTTCCATCCACAGCATGAGCAGTGGAAGTAGCCGTCGACTATCCGCTTGCCTGGGATAAACGGGTCTTGCTTGTGCTCAACAAGGTCGTGGCACATAGGGCGATCAATCAGATCGGCAAGACGCTCGACGATATGGATGTAGTTGCCTTGGAACGCATGTCCGCATCGCTCGACCGAAGCGGCGATATTGCGATATGCCGTGTTGCCACATTCGCTGCCGTCAATATCGTCCTCGTACCACTTCGACCGCTCGCTCATGTATTCGATTTGCCTACGCAGTTCAGCCGCCACATTGCGCCGTTCTTCATCTGCAATCATTCATCCACCTTCTCAACGAGGTCGCGCGGGTCCATCCGCATCGCATCGGCAAGCGCGAAAAGGTTACCCACGCGCATGTCTCGCTGGCAGCGGATGAGAGCGCTAAGCGCACCGGGCGTGATGCCGGCCATTTGCGCCAACTGCTTCTGCGTGAGGTCATGGTCGGCTAGGTAGCGCTTGACCACCTTCTTGCTGACCTTATAACGGGTCGATGCCTTGGCTGTCATTCGTCCTCCTTCAACCTGCGTCCGCAGAACGGACAGAAGCAAATCGGATAGCTTTCAACAAACAGCTCTCCAACGGCTATGACATATTTGCCGTTGTCGTTGTTCTCGATCCACATGCCGTAGTCATCGTCTCGGCTGAAATTGAAGCGAACATTGCCGCAATAGACGCATGTGTTTTGCTGCAACATCAGTCCTCACCCCTCAGCATGCGGATACGCTTCTTGATGTCCTCAAGCGCTATCGAAGTGCAGCCACGAGATTCATTGCCGGAGATGGTGCAATTGTTACAGTCCAAATTCTGGTTGTAGTACATGCAAAGGTTGCTCTCTTCGATGCACCTGTCTAAGTC